GATATAGATTCTACTTACACATCTACAAGCTTTGACGTAACTCCAGAAAAATCACCTATGGATCAACTTAAAGATTTTATTTCTGGTGGTGGAATTATAGGTAACACATTCAAAGCCATATCTAATTTTGCAGATAATTTTAATAAAAATAGAAGAAATAAATTTATGTCTACAGCAGATATAAAAGAATATGAATTAGGCACTGGCAAAAATTGGAATCCTAACAATGTCACAGATAAAAATTCTGACGAATATAAATACTTAAAAAATGAAACAAATTATTTTCAACAATTTAACAATGATGATAATAGAAACGAAGATGATTTGTCTACTTTTTTTGATGATCCACAAGATGCCACAATTCAAAACTTTTCAAATAATCCAAACCCATTTTCACAAGTAGATAATTATTTTTCAAATAATATGGGTACAAACAATCTTGGAATGTCAAACAATTTTATGACTAGCTACAATCAAGCTAAAGCAGATTTGGCACAATCATTAAACATGACATCTAATGCAAGTCAGTTTGGTTACAATGCTAATATGTCAGCAAGCAATATCTATTACAACTATCTTAAAGAACAAGGACTATTATAATGGCAGACTCACCTTTTAAAGGCTTACTATACTCACCAGAAGTGTTAGGGGGTATTGGTTTATTAACTGCTGGGCTATCAGGTCAAAATCCTGGTGCAGCACTTCCTATGCTTACACAAGGCATGAAAACAGCTGCAATGTTTAACGCTATGGAAAAGGAAGAAGAAAAAAAGAAATTAATTAAAGATTATGAGTCACAAGTACCAGAAGATCAGAGAGCATTATTCAAAGCTTTCCCTTTAGAGTGGTTGAAAAAAAATAAATTCACAACACAAAAACCAGATTTAAAAGAAGTTTTTGATCCAGAGTTAAATGATGGTAAAGGTGGATTTAGATATGAAAAATCAAGTGTTATTGCAAATGATCCAGAAAGATTTCAAAGCAAACCAGTAAAACAATCAAAACCTGATGTGATTACAATGTTGTCACCTGATGGAAAAGATAGAGTAAGTTTAAATTTATCTAATCCAGATAGTGTAACTCAATTAGAAAATTTATTAAAACAAAACTATACAGAGTTTGAACAAAAAGTTACAGCTTCAGATACAAGCGGTTTAACTAATACAACAAAAAATAAAATTGAAAAAGATATAAGAAGTAATGAAGTTTTACTTGGCCAGCTTCAAGCTACTGAAGTAATGTTTGAAGATGAGTTTTTAACTTTTGCTGGAAAAGCAAGATATATAAAAGTTAAAGCACTTGATAAAGCTGGTCTTGAAATGAGTCCAGAGGATAAAGCTTATTTAAGAAGATATAGCACATGGGAGCAAGGTAACTTACAGTATTTCAATCAATACAGAAAAGAAATTACTGGTGTTGCTGCTGGTGAAAAAGAAATTGCATGGTTAGAGTCTTCTATACCTAGTTCTAAAGATACTCCAGCTGCTTACAGAGCTAAAATGAAAAATCAAATTAGAATACAAAAAGAATTAATTGAAAAAGCTAAACAATATAAAGCTGATGGTGGAAAAGTTTTTGAAATTAAAGATGGTGAAAGAGTTTATTCTGATGGCTTTGGTAAATATCTAAAAAATAAAATGAAACCAAGTGGTGAATATTTAGATGAAATGTTTAAGTCATACAAAATTGATTATCAATACACACCAGATAAAGCAATTGAACTTATGAACATACAATTCCCTAATCAAAACTGGGAAGAAATATTAGAAATGTATATCAAAGGTAAAACAGGAGCTGGTTTATAATGTCAAATTTTTTATCTAATTATTATAAAACTATTGAAGTTGAAAAAGAGGCAGAAAAACTTTTACCATCAGATCAAAAAAACAACAATTCTGAGTTAGTAGAAAACCAAGATTTATCTACTATGGAACAAGCTTTAGATCCTATCTTAGCTGCATCAAACAAGTTTGTTGGTAACGCTGTGCAAATATTAGATTTACCCTTTATGCTTTTAGATGCTGTTGATACTGGTAAAGATTTTGTTTTTAAAAAAATGGCAACTGCATCTGGAATGTCAGAAGCCGATCAAAACGAAATTATTGAAAAAAGTAAATTACCAGTAGATGTAACTGAGTTTAGACCAGGTAAATATATTAATGATAATTTTTTAGGTGATGCTGCTAACTATGAGGCTAAAACAACAGTTGGTCAGTTTGCTGGTACAGCTGGTGAATATATGCCTTATGGATTACTTGCCAAGACCCCAAAAGCTAAAACAGTATTGATGGGAACTGGTGGAGCAAGTGGTTTAATAGATGAAACTGCTACACAAACTTTACAAAGTGAGGGTATGGGTACTGGTGTTGGTGTTGCTACTAATGTTCTATTGGATGTGCTTGCTTTAAGAAAAGGTAACTTAGCTGGTATGATAGAAAATGTAATACCTGATGCAGCAACAGTTAAAAAAGCAAAACAAATACAAAAAGACGCAAAAAAATATGGTCTTGATATTACTACTGGTGAGGCAACAGAGTCTGGATCTATATTAAAGCTAGAGGGTTCTACTAATGCAAATATTATAGGTAATAAAGTATTAGATGCTCATTGGAAAAATAGACCACAACAATTAAAAAATTATATAACTAATTGGGGTAAAGCTAATGGCTTATTGCCTGACTCAGGTTCAATAACAAGTAGCAGTATTAACGAACAAGTTAAAAAGGTTGCATTACAATTAGATCAACAAAGATCAAAAATGTGGCTTAAATCTGGTGGTGAAAAATTTAATAAATCTTACTTTGATGCACAATCAGTAGACAATATAAAAATAGCTTTGTTAGAAGTTGCACAAAATGCACCAGATGATATTGCTAAATATTTGACAAGACAAGCAAATGCTATTGGTAAATCTAATGGTAGTGGTGCAAAAATAAATAAAATTTATCAAGATTTAAGAGATGGTGGTATTCAATCAGCTAAAAGTGAAAACTTTACTGCTGCTAAAAGTTTTGAAGAAGCTAAAGATATTTTAAAAGGATTATTAGTTACTAACAAAGATTGGGTCAAAGCTAATAATAAATACAAAGTATTCTCTGAAACTTTTGAAAAACCTTTAAGTAAAGGATCGGTAACTGAATTATTTAATGATCTTAAAAAAGGTAAATGGATTGAAAGTTCTAAGACAAACGCAAATATTTATAAATATATTACATCACCAAATGTAAGACCAACAGATATACAAAAGTTAGCAACAGCTGTAAATAAAAGTGGTGTTGAAAATGCTTGGGAAAATATAGCAAGTGATTTCTTTAACAATGCTTTTAACAAAGCAGCTATAGATAACATGAACAGAGGTCTAAATACTGGTAATAATTTTTATAATGCAATATTAAAAACACCTAGAAACAAAGAAAACTTTACTGAAGTAATGTATCAGTTAGCATTAACACAAAATAAAAATGTTAGAAAATCTGATGTTCAAAAAGCAGTAACTTCTTTTGCTAATGTTTTAAAAGCTAGTGGAGCTGGTGGTAAGGTAGGTTCTACAACTGCAACTAATATAGGTACTAAAGAACAGTTAAGTAAAACATCATTAGATGTAATAGAGGGGATTGGATTTACTGGTATAAAAAAATGGTTTGGTGAAAGAGCATATAGTAAATCATCAGCTGAAATTGCAGAAGCTCTTGTCAGCAAAGATGGTATTGATGCTTTTATAGATTTAGCTCAAAATTGGAAAAACAAAAACAAAGCTGTAACTTTTATAAGAGCTTTAACTATTGGAAGTGATGAGTTTGAATAATGGCTACACAATCACAAAAAAACTCAGAGCAGATTATAAAGTTACAAGGTGAGATCAAACTAATTCATAACAAAATATCAGTAATTAAGGATAATCATTTAGCTCACTTAGACGTTAAAGTGGACAATGTTTATAAACTTCTATGGGCAGTAGGATTAGTAAGCCTAAGTTCCTTGATAAGCCTAATAGTAAATCTACTAAGCTAACAACAAATATCAAAGGCACAGTTGGTGAGTATCAAGAAATAGTTAATTTAACTAAACAAGGGTTTTGGGTTGCAAAAGCTTGTGACGCACAGTGTCCATTTGATTTGGTTACAGTTTCACCTGATGGCAAGATTGAATTGCTAGATATAAAAACAAATACTTATCGTAAAAACGTCAAATCATACAAAAGAAAAATCTGGCGTACACCTACTGCTAAGCAAAAGAAATTAGGAATTAAAATTGTGATGGTAGATCATGGTAACGAACAAAATTAAATTATTTGTAAATAAATTTTCTTTGGCCTGGATAGCTTGTATGCTTTGTATGGTTAGAGGAGATTTGTCAGTATTAAACATAGGTCATGCAATAGTAGCTTCTAAAACAGGAACGCTTACAGGCATAATTGTTGTACTGATGTCATTAATAAAATTACAGTTTAAATATAAACTTCCTATATTTATGTTTATAGGTTGTTTTATTGGTGATCTAATATCTCATGATACACACTATGGTTATTGGTGGACAGAAGCAGCTATCACAGCATTGGTTGCATCATCGCTTAGTTTCGCATTAACATTTACACCAGCTGGTAAAAAAATTGAAGAATTTTTAAAATGAAAAATTTAAAACTATCTGAGAACACAGGGATTCAGCTCCCAGCAAAAAATTTAATAGCAATCGTAGCTGGTGCAATTTTAGCAACAGTAAGTTTCTTTGAGCTTGAAAATCGTATTGGTAGTTTAGAAACTAGCAGAGAATTATTTCAAGCCGATCTACTTAAAAAGTCAGAACAGCTACCAACCGATCAAGAACAATTTATGCTCTTGGAGCATATCGCATCTCAAGTGGAGTCTATACAAAAAGAAATGGAACTCATGAGAAACAATAATGTAAATATTAAATACGCTATGAGTGATATAGAAAAAATAAAAGAACAACTTGAGATCATTAAAGATAAAGTTAGAGCTAATGGGAGTCATTAATGGAACAAGTAGTTATAGCTTTACTTTTATTAGTTAATAATGAAATTACAGAAGCAAGGTTGCAACCTGATCTAAGTTCATGCCTCAAAGGCAAACGCCAGGCTAGCAGAGGATCTTCTAAAAATGTTGAATACAGATGTATAAAAACAAAAGCAGAATTAGAAAAAAACATAGATGGCTCATACTCTATTAAAAAATTAATTTTAGAGTAATGCGTAAATTAAATAAGAAACGTAACCCTGTTGCTAGACAACTAAAACATTTTTCCAAAAAAATTATTAAGAGCAAAAAATTATACGACAGAAAGAAAATTAAAGATGTTAGACAGAATTATATATAAATTATTAGGCTACCTGGACACATTTGGTGAACACTTAGATAAAATATTTTTTCCAAAACCAAAAAGAAAAAAAAAGAAATGTAAGAATTGTAGTTGTAATTGTCATTGCAAAAACGATTTACATATAAATAAATTTGACCAGGAACTGTGCAACTGTGAGGGTTGTAAATGCTAGGAGAAGATTATGAGAGTAATAGAAAAAATTCTTTTAGCAATAGAGTGCTTTTGCAGAAAAATCTATTCTAAGGTTTGGTATTACAGGATTGTATTCACAACAAATCTAACAAGGAAAACTAATGTACGAAGAAGTAAAAGAAGAAATTAAACTTTGTGAGGGTTATGTAAATAAGATTTACAAATGCACAGAGGGTTTTGATACTATATTCTATGGGCATAAGATTACACCTACTGACGAATATCAACATGGTGTTGAATATTCAAAAGAGGAGGGTGAGCTTGTATTTGAAAGAGATTTCCAAAGAACAGTAGAAGCTGCTGAAAGACTTATTGGTGATAGACCCATTAATAACACAGCTAAAGAAGTTATTATAAATATGGTCTACCAAATCGGTGAGGGTGGCGTATCTAAATTTAAGAAAATGTGGGAAGCATTAAACACTGAAGATTATGGTGAAGCTAGTTTTCAAATGCTTGACAGTTTATGGGCAAAGCAAACTCCAGCTAGAGCTGGTAAGCTTGCTGGAAAAATGAGAGCAGCAAAGGAGGCATAATGTGGTTAAGTCTAGCATCTAAGTTAGTTCCAGGTATGATTAAAACTGGAATGAGTATTGCAGCAAACAGAAGAAAAACAAAAGAGTTAGAGTCTGTTGCTGAACTAAAGTTAGCTGAACGTATGGCTACTGGTGAAGTTGAATTTAAGAAAGCAGTAATTGATTCACACAAGGGAGATTGGAAAGACGAATTTTGCCTCATACTTATTTCGATCCCTCTGTTGCTTTTGGCCTGGTCAGTGTTTAGCGATGATCCTAATATACAACAAAAGATAG